CGCTTCTGCACCAGCCAACGACCACGGTGGACGAATCTACCGTACGTGGCTGAGGTTCTAGCGTACAACCAAGCTGACAGGAGTAAACCCCCGACAACCCTACCCGCACTACGATGTGACACAACGTCGTTGCACCAAATCGTGTGAGAATTACCGTTCCACGTAGAGAATCGCTTCTCTGACGATGGAATCCATACAACTCCATTAGCATTCATAGGACCGAAAAGGCGACGTGCCTTCGAGATCTGACTGACTGCAAACCGCCAGGCATCACGGTACCGTATATCACATACGGAACCTTCAGACTGACGGGTGGAGTGCTGACGAAGGGAGTTAGCTACTGCTAGCCAACCCATATCATCAACTGGTACTTCCTTAAGGAAGTAGGGGCGCACGTTAAGACCACGAAAGAAGTCTTCACCACAAGACTCTCTAAAAGAGCCAGTGTGGAAGGACTTCTTCCCATTCACTTTAAAGCCTACAAAGGCAAAAATCTCCGTCACGCGATCAAAGATCGCAGAATCGCAGATTATATCATCTCCGTAAACATTCAAAGGAAGGGGAGAACTTACCTCTTCCGACACACTGCGAGTCAGGGCCCAAAAAATCAGGCTCTCCAACTCAAAAGTGAATCCGTTACCCATTGATGAGAACTTCTCCCAAAAGAAGTAGTCCTTACCATCATGGGTCCCAAACTTACTACGCGTGATATCCATTAGCTGGAACCACGCAGGAGGAAGTAGAAGACGAACTAACTCGATCGAAATGGTATCACTCGCACTTTCGAGATCGATAGTGCAAAGCGAGCCATCCACTGAGCCCTTACGGGCCAGCCTACGGTTATAACCCTGATCAGAGAGGTCGACACCAGCTTTCCGCAACTTCTTGCGAATTACTGATCCGATCCCTTTTTGCAGGAACGCGTTGACTGTTGGTTCAATGGCTATCGCGCGATCGGTTTTTGAGTTCTTAGGTACGAAAGCGACTCTGTTGCCCCGAGTGGTCGGTAAGACATTCGGAATCAGAGAACACGGCAAAGTAAGCCCGGTTTCGTCATCTATAGCCTCCAAGAAAATCGAAGGCCACGGGCGCCACGCATTTACTACGTGGTGAGCAACAGGTAAAAGCTCTGGAGTTACCTCAGGGACTGAGGTAAATTTGTCATAACCAGTGGTCCTATCACCTTTACAGGATGACGACACCCCCGGACCCCATCCACTAGACTCAAGTATCGAGCCATGTGGAAGCTCACCAAGAACAGATGCTACCAGCTGAATTGCTCGATGAAGTATCGAGTGAATTCCAGCAGGGCTTTCGCCCCTTATTATGGAGACCAAACGACGATTTGTCGCCCGGCAAGCATCTTCCGACTCACGAAATTTACTTAATGCAGCTTCCCGAGGGCTTAGGAGCCCCTCAAGAAAATCAGCTTTACTAAGCAATTTTGTGGCCTGGTAATCCTTAGCAAATGAGGTAGCGTCTACGAAGTCCCTTGGATTACACTCGAGATCAACCAACTGACTATGCTCTTTAGAATCAAAAAGCAGCCAGACGGTAAGAGCTCGTGGTGTGTCCAAGTTTCTGAGTATCCGCAAAACCAGTCCAGCAACTGAGTTGCTAGCGTTACACTGCTGAGCATGCATAACAATCCCACCTTTCTAAGTTTTGTCAAAGAATCCTGGCTTCACCGTTAATACGGTGGGTCAAGATCCACGACGGCGCTATAGATAGCCGCGTTGGCCAAACAGTTCTTTACTAACGTGATCAGATCTTTACGATTCTGAACAGAGCTCGGGCTTGGAAGCACGAACTCAATGTTAGCAAAGCACTCAAAGGCCGCGACAGGCACAGGTTGGATCCCGGTCGTGGTGGTTGGTGCAGTCACCGCGAGTTGTGGCAGGGCCATACGTACGGTTACTTTCTGGGCTCCATTCTTCTTGTCCGCATAACGAGTGCCAACTGACAGGATATTAAATCCTGCCACGACACCCGCCGAACGGTCCTGGTAAGTAACCAGTTCCGGTGCGACGCGAGAAGGGGAGAACGTGTGAGCAACCGGAGTCGTAGCTCCGTCATTGATCACAATAGCGGCTACTGTGGCCATATAGATTTCCTTACCGGATAGTCCGGCGAAGTAAGGACGCGGCTGTTACCAGCCTGTCTGTGTTAGGGAGATTGAAGCGCGGTATCGGCAAAGTCCACCCCACGGCACCAACTCTTCGTATATACGTAGATCTTAGAGACTCGATGGTCTCATTCGGATCTTTCGCATACACAGAGAGATAGGTCTCCACGGAGTACCATCTACCAATTCCTTCAAGGCCCAAAGTGGCACCCATAGCTCCAAAGTAATCGCCTAGCGGGAGAAACCAATCAACTAAGAACGACAGAGGGATCAAATCCCAAGCCGCACCAGTTGGATTAGCAATACCCAACTCGACGAGCGTGCGCGTTTCAGCGCTCTTCACAAAGCCGCATACACCAGCTCTGTAAACCGTGCCCCCCTCAGCCGCTTGATAGCGAGCCTTAGAGGAAACACGTTTCCCTGCCTGGCGCTCCTTGTGATACGCTTCTACTGCTCCATAGACGTCATTTACGAGTGGCTTTATACCAAACTGAAATTCTAACCAACTGTTGGATAGAAGCTGAGTCGGGTCCTTAGTCATCCGTGCATTTCGTTTCAGGCGTTTCGATGCGTTCTGACTTAAGTCAGTCCCAAGTTGCTTTGCTGCTCCAGCAAAGTTCCCTTTACGAATCAAGTTAAAG